ATACAATACCTTTAGGTGGTCTACGTAACGAACTTGGTAAACTATTTACACCATACATGAGAGAACTAAACTCAGGTCTAGTTGACTCTCTTAGAAACAGAAACCTATACGCAGAGGGTTTACCCGGTGAGGACTTACCAATCAAGTATGATATACTTAATGGTAATCCAGTCAAGCCATATGACTTTATGACTAGAGCATTTAACATGTTTAGTCCTATACAGTTTAACCTAAGCCAAAGTCCCGGTAGAACCTTACTATTTAATAGTGGCTATGACATGAGACTGTCAGTTCTATACTCTCCAGAGGGTGATAACCTAACAGACGAGCCTAGACTTAGATCAGCATTTCAGAAAGCTATTGGAGATCAGAACCTAGAAGTTAGACTAAACAGACTAGCAGAAGATCCTAAGATACTAGAATCTATTGCAGAAATGAATAGGCTAATTGCTACAGGACAAAGAACTGAGTATGAGGTCATGGACTTTTACCATAACAAACAGATAGATGCAATATTCCAAGCTGCTAGAAAATTAGCGTGGCAGCAAGTTAGTGCAGAACAGCCAAGGATAGCTGAAATAAAAGAAGAAGAAAGAGCAAAGAAAGCAAAACGACTAACTAAAACTAAAGAAACATTCCAATCGGAAATTCAAGTACTACAACGTATTTATAAATAATGGCATCCTTTACACAAATTAACAATGCAGGGTCTGGTAATCAAAACTTTGTAATAAAGACTAGAACCTCTGATGAAATAAAGGTGTACGTAAATGGCGTTCTGAAAACTGCAACCACACACTATAATATTAGTCCCTATAGCTCTACCGGCACAAGCACTGTAGTTTGGACTACTGGTAATGCACCCGGCAGTAGTGATACAGTACGCATAGTACGAGACACAAAAATACTTAAAGCTGATCTATCTGACGTAGAAGGAGTACACGAGTATACAGCTGGATCTTCAGTCAAAGCTGGAGATCTAAACGCTAACCAAGTACAAGTACTACGAGCTCTAGAAGAACAGGACGATCAGAAAATACAGACTTATGATATAGAAGATAAGGCTGTAACAAGAGACAAGATAGCACTAGATGCTATAGATGGCACTAGGCTAGCCGACGATGCAGTTGACTCTGAACATATAGCAGCTGATTCTATCGACTCTGAGCATTATGCACCGGGGTCAGTTGACGCTACAGCTATAGCTAGCAATGCAGTTACAACAGTCAAAATATTAAATGACAATGTAACTATGGAAAAGCTAGGTAGTGGTGCATTACCTACAGACATAACAGTTAGTACTGATAACATAGTTAACGGTACAATTACAACAGCTGACATAGGTGCAGATCAAATAACCAATGCACTTATAGCTGATGACCAAATAGATTCTGAACATTATGTAGATGGGTCTGTTGATCGTCAACATTTATCAGCAGACATAATAGACAGTACTAGATTAGCAGATGAATCAGTTAACTCTGAGCATTTTGTAGACGGATCTATAGATAGAGAACATTTAGCAGCTGACATCGTAGATAGTACTAAGATAGCTGATGATGCTGTAAGATCTGAGCATATACAAGCTGATGCTGTTACTGACTCTGAAATATTAACAGGTACATTAGACAATAGATACTACACAGAAACCGAACTAGATGCTGGACAACTAGATAACAGATACTTTACAGAACAAGAATGTGAAGATAATTTTCTTAGACAAAACTCTTCTGAGACTATAGCTAGTGGTGTCACATGGAATAGCTCTGATGCTTTTGTAGCAACCACTGCTGCGATTGACTTACGTGTTATAGAACTTGTAGATAATGTAGGTGGTTTTGTACCTATTGCAAATGAGACAAGTTTTCCTACAGCTAACCCTGATATAAATACCAGTGGTAGTGAAAAAGGTGGTACTATAGTTTCAGTGCAAGCAGCCTCAACTGACTTAGCACCAAGCGGAACTACAGTTACTATTGCAAACGGCAGAGGATCTGGTTTACCTGTTATTATTACAGGTGTGTCTGCTACCATACCTTCGGGTTTTGGATTCTTGGTAGAAACAACTGCTACAGATCATACGTACGCATTTCATAGATTAGTACCAAAAGCAACTGAGGTATCTACTGTAGCTGCAAACGCTGTTAACATAGCAGCAGCTGGAGCTAACGTAGTAGATATAAATAACTTTGCTGATCTTTACCAAATAAGTACTTCTGCACCTACACAAAGAGCTGACTCTTCATCACTACAAGTTGGTGACTTATGGTTTGATAGTTCATCTAATAAAGTTTTGATGATCTATGATGGTAGCTCTGGTGACGGATTTACAGCTGCTACACCTAACGCATCTGACTTAATTAACATTAATATTGTTGCTGGTCAACTAACATTCCAAGAAGATTTAGGTCTAATTACAAACTCTGTAGCAACAGGAACAGGTAATCAAACACTTAACACAGTTGCTGGAATAGCAAGTAATGTAACTACCGTTGCTGGTATATCATCAGATGTAACTGCGGTTGCAGCAGACGCAACTGACATAGGAGCGGTAGCTGGTAAAGCAACAGAAATAGGTAGACTTGGAACTGCTGACGCTGTGGCTGACTTGGCTATTTTAGGTACAACTGCTATTGTTTCTGATTTAGATACACTAGCTGACATATCGAGCAACATCACAACTGTAGCTGGGATATCTAGTAACGTAACCACTGTAGCTGGTATAGCTAGCAATGTAACTGCTGTTGCAGGCAACGCTACTAATATTAATGCAGTAGCTGCTGATGCCACAGACATAGGAGCTGTTGCAGGCAAGGCTACTGAGATAGGTAGATTAGGTACAGCTGATGCAGTTGCAGACTTAGCAATACTTGGTACTACTGATGTCGTAGCTGACTTAAACACTTTAGCTACCTCAGCAATTGTGTCTGATATGGATACATTGGCTGACATATCTAGTAACATAACAACAGTTGCTGGTATAGATTCTAATGTAACTACAGTAGCTGGTATATCCGCAAACGTAACAACTGTTGCCGGTATATCAAGTAATGTAACTTCTGTAGCTAATAATGCAAGTAATATTAACAGTGCAGTCAGCAATGCTAGCAACATTAACAGTGCGGTCAGCAATGCTAGTAATATAAATAGTGCAGTTAGTAATGCAACTAATATAAATACCGTTGCTGGCATATCTGCAAACGTGACTACAGTAGCTGGCATAGCTAGTAATGTAACAACTGTAGCTACTAACAACTCTAACGTAAGTACTGTAGCAACTAATATTACAGATGTAAATACATTTGCAAATCGCTATCGTATTGCGTCTTCTGCACCAAGCACAAGTCTTGATGTTGGAGATTTATACTTTGATACTTCAAGTAATGAATTAAGAGTTTACAATGGCTCTGCATGGCAGGGTGGTGTGACAGCTACAGGAAGTTTAGCTGGTTTAACTGCTAACACATTTTCTGGTAATCAAACAATTAATGCAAATATTATTGTATCTGGAACAGTTGACGGTAGAGACGTAGCTGCTGATGGTACTAAACTAGATGGCATTGAAAGTGCTGCTACAGCCGACCAAACAGCTGCTGAGATTCGTACACTTGTAGAATCAGCTTCTGATAGTAATGTATTTACAGATGCTGACCATAGTAAACTAAACGGTATAGAAGCTTCGGCTACAGCAGATCAAACTGCTAGTGAAATTGTAGCTCTCATAGCTGGACAAACTATTGCTCCTAACGTAATAACAACAACTAACTTAACTCTTGACTTCGGATCAATCGCATAATGGCAAAATTATTAAAACTAAGACGAGGAACTACCTCGCAACATGGTAGCTTCACTGGGGCCGAAGGAGAAGTTACTGTTGATACAGACAAGGAAACTCTTGTCGTACATGACGGCTCAACCGCTGGAGGTCATCCAGTAGCAGCAGAGGATATGGCTAACGTATCCTCCGCATCTATTGTTGGTAGATTAGGAACTGGATCTATAGCAAGAGCAAAACTTGAGGCAGATATTGTTGATGGGACAAAACTTGCAGACAACGCTTGTAACTCAGAGCACTACACCGATGGATCTATTGACCATGTTCACCTAGCTAACGATGTAATAGATGGTGATAATATTCAAGATGACGTTATCAACTCTGAGCATTACGTAGCTGGTTCTATAGATCACGAACACTTAGCTAACGATTGTGTAGATGGTGATAATATAGCTAATGATAGCATAAACTCCGAGCACTATGTAGACGGTTCTATAGATCATCAACATCTATCTAACGACTGTATAGACGGAGATAACATACAAAACGATGTAATTAACTCTGAGCACTATGCTGCTGGTAGTATAGATCACGAACACCTAGCTAACGACTGTGTAGACGGAGACAACATAGCTAACGACTCGATTAACTCTGAACATTATGTAGCAGATTCTATTGATTCTGAACACTATGCACCTAACTCTGTAGACGACACTGCGTTGTCACATACCAGTGTAACTGCTGGTAGTTATGGTTCTGCTACAGCTATCCCAGCAATTACTGTAAACGCTCAGGGACGTATTACAGCAGCGTCTACAAACACAGTTAACACAACTACAAACCTCAGCACTTCTACGGCAACAGGTTCTGTTACTGTAAACAGTAGTACAGGAAACAACGCAACCATAAGTGAAGCTACAAGCTCTGCTGCCGGTGTAATGTCTACAGCACATCACGACAAACTTGATGGTATTGCGTCTGGAGCTACTAACAATGGTTCTGGAAGTTTATCTAATTATTTACCTTTAGCTGGTGGTACTTTAACCGGCACTCTAAACGCCCAAACTATTTTACCAAGTACTAATAATCAGTATGATTTAGGTTCAAATGGTAAACGTTGGGCAAACTTGTACACACAAGATTTACAACTTTCTAACGAAGCTGTTGGTGATAACGGTATTGATGGTACATGGGGTAACTATACAATTGTTGAGGGAGAGTCAGACTTATACTTAAAAAATAACCGTAATGGTAAAACATACAAATTTAATTTAACGGAGGTCAACTAATGGCTATATTTGCAGACCAAATTTTTGGTTCTGATGGTGAAGGAACACAAGAAGGTGGTGTTATTGCAATTAGGCATGCTACTAACAACTCTGCTTTAGTTAGCTCAAGTCATGTTGCTCAAGGCACTGGCAGCCCAACTACAAGTTCGGGTATTCAAATATTTAGCATAGCTCATGCGATGCAAAACGCTGGTAATAAATTACTTTTTATCAGTGAAATTTATGGTAATGAAGATAGTAACCAAGGTGATAACTTAGTATTCCCTCACTTTGCTGGTAGCACTTTGTTTCATGTTGGTTATAGACACGTTACAGGTGGTGGCCCTTCTGATGGTAATAACTACGGAAAAACTACAAGCATAGCTGTTTATGAGCCTAACACTTCAAGTAGCATTACTTATTCAATAAGAGGAGCTTGTAACGCCGGTGACTATGAACATATGGCGTCCACTACATACTCAGAAAACAACCACTATGGTGGTAACAGAAAATCAACGCTAATAATAATGGAGATTTCAAGTTCATGATAATACCTCTTTCAAGAGCATTAAGAGCACTAGAACCTGATGCTTGCTGGAACTTGTGGAATCAGGATTACGAAACTTTAGAGTGGCTTTCTCCTGAGATAACCATACCAACAAAAGCAGCAATAGAAGCAAAGCAAGCTGAAATGCAAGCAGCTTACGATGCACAAGAATACGCTCGTAAAAGAGCAAAAGAGTATCCAGAGTGGGGAGTCCAGCTGGATTACATCTACCATAATGGGATTGATAAATGGAAGACAGACATAGTAGATCCTGTCAAAAATAAATATCCTAAACCTAGCTAGTGGATATACCTACGATAAAGTTACCGCCCACCTTTACCGTGCAAACCCCCTCTTTACCTCTCCCTACAGCAGA